TTCTTAATATAACTAGGCCTGATCCACCAGATTGAGGAGTGCTTCCGCCCCCAGCTCCACCGCCTGTATTTGATTGCCCAGATGCAGCGCCTGTTCCACCAGTATTTGGTGCCCCTTGGCCGCCACCACCCTGGCCACCTTGCCCACGAGTGTTTCCGGCTCCACCGCCGCCACCAGCGTAATAAGTTGCTGTTCCATCTATTGCAGATTGAACTCCGTCACCACCTTGGCCACCAACAGAATCTGGCGCAGTTTGCCCGACAGCTCCAGCGCCGCCACCGCCACCACCAGCTGGTCCAGTTGGTTGTCCTTGTGAGAAAAATGATGGACTACCATCACCACCGTCATTTCCTTGAGAAGGAGTTGTAGCAGGTGTATTTCCTGCTCCACCTTGACCTGCAGGACCGTTAGTACCACTATTAAAACGATACGCACCGCCGCCACCGCCGCCGGATCCACCAGCTTCACCATCAGATGTTAAAGGTCTAGCGAAACCACCGCCATTTGTTGTGATAGATAGATCTCCTCCAATTAATGAGGAGTCACTACCTGATCTGTTTGGTGCTGAACTTGTTCCTCCAGCTCCAACAGTTACTGTTAGTTGTGTTCCTTTTGATATTTTATTTCCGGTTGCTGTTAGAAGTCCGCCTGCTCCTCCACCGCCACATGCTGGGCCAGTTTGAAGTCCACCGCCGCCTGCTACAACTAAGTAGTCAAACTCGATTTTCGCTTCTCCTCCAGATCCGAAACCTAGAACTGTATATCCAAATCCTGCCATTTATTCTCCTTACGCGTCGTTAGCAGAATCTGTAGTGAAGAATAGTTTAACTCCAAGTAGTCTTGCATCAGCAGATAAATCATCCTCTGATACATCTCTAGTTAGTTGAAAGAAAACGTACTCATCATCACCAGGGGAGCCCGCAATAGTAACTGCTCCACTCTCTGCTGTAACGTCTAAATCATTTGATGTGCCACTATGTGCTTTTGCTGCAGGTCCTACAGCTGTTCCAAAAGCTGTATTTAAATCTCCATTATCAGCAAGAGCAACTCCAGCTAATACAAATTTAGTTGTACCTGTATTTGTTGAAGTAGCTGTAAAGAATGCTTGAAAAGTTACTGTTCCTGCATTCCAAGACTTTGGAAAAGCAACAGCAAATTGTACGTTCTCATCTGATGAAGCATCAAAGTCTAAAGTTTTAATCTCAGGTCCATTTGATAATTCTACCTGAGCAGCTTCTGCACCATTTGTACTGTTAGGATACATAGCTACTGCTGGAACCCAAATAGTTTCTTTGCCTGCAATTTTAACTGCAGAAGAACCTGATTTAAGAACACCTGTCCCTTTAGGGTCTAAATTTAAATCAACATTAGTTTCTCCGCTTGAACCTATAATTGGTCCATTACCTGTAGCTGCGTTTGTAATTTCTACTTCGTTTACTGCTGAAGATGTTGTTTGGAAAATAACTTGCTCGTTTCCATTAGCATCTGCAATAAAACCTGCATCCGCAATTTTTGGAGCTGTTAACGTTTTATTTGTTAAAGTTTCTGTTCCTGTAAGAGTAACATCACCAGCTGGTAATGTAAGAATGTTAGGATTTGTTCCATCACTTGCTGTAGCAAAAACAACGGCATCACCTTTGTTTGTTGTTGAGAAAGTGAATGAATCACCTGATCCAGACACATATTTAAATTGTACTGTGTAAGCACCTGATGTTGAATTTCTTAAATAATAAAAAGTTTGAACATCTAAAGGAATTGTAACAACTTGGTTTCCTGTAATTGTACCTGTGAACTCAATCATTCTGTGAGATAAAACTGCACCAGTTGATCCATCAGAAACAGATAAAGTTGTAGTCTGTGCTCCACCTGCTATTGATTGCTGTGTAAATCCACCGACTATTTGTTCAAAAATTTGTAAGTTTGTATTTGTTTTTGTTCCCCACGTTCCAGCGTTTTCACCGGTTGCCTGAAGTTCTATACCCAAGGGTGTATATGTTGATGCCATATTTTATCTCCTAATTTTGCTTACGCAACATCTGTATAACTAGTATTTGAACCCGTGTCAATACTTTGATATGCCTGAATTCCAAAGCCTGAAGCAGTTCCAAAAGCAGCTACATTTGACGTTGCTGATTGTCCAGTTAACGTTAAATCTAAACTTGTGTCAACTGATAATGTACCTATACTAAACGTTGCAGACAATCCAGTCAAGCCCATAATATCAGCAGGTGCTAAAGAACCTACGCTGGAAGTCATTGCTTGTCCAGTTGGTATTACTATAGGATTTGAATTTTCGTCCGTAGCACCTAATGAAATAGTAGCAGAAACACCTGTTATATCATAAGCTGTTTCTATAACTACAGATCCTACAGAAGAGGTAGCTGATTGACCAGTTGGTACTTCAACGTCAGCTGCTTCAACGGCTCCTACAGAAGAAGTTGCAGAAACTCCTGTTAAACTAAATGTAGCATCAATCTCAAGACTTAAAGTTCCAACTGAACCTGTTGAAGAAACTCCTGTTAGTCCCATTGCACTTGCAACATCGTCTAATGCAAATAAGTTCCAAGAATTATTACCCCAACCTTTTGCACCCCAAGTATTATTACCTAAACCAGTTTCTAATCCAAAACCTGTTAACTCTGCGTGGGCATCATTTGATTCACCATAAGCTTCTTCGCCCCAACCGTCACGTCCCCAACCAGTTTCGTTATATACTTCTGTTAGTGCACCAACAGTTGCTGTTAATGATAAACCTGTTAATTCTACACCTTGATCGTTTACTGCTCCCCATTCTCCTGTACTCCATGTTCGACCACCCCATCCTGTTTGAGGAACACCCATGTTAGTTCCATCACCAACAGATGCAGTTAGACCAAATCCAGTTGCAGTAAATACAGGATCATTACTATCTCCGTATGGTCCATCATTCCAAGTATTTCTACCCCAACCAGCTGATTGGAAAGATAATAATCCGTCTGCGTTTAATGTAGAAGTTAATGAAAGACCCGTAGGGAACACGTCTATGTTAGCGAGTTCTCCATAATTATTATCACCCCAAGCTTTACCACCCCATCCTTGTTGAGGCACACCCATATTAGTTCCGTCTCCAACGGATGAAGTTGTGGCTTGTCCTGTAGGTGTAATTGTTACTTGATCTTGCTCTCCCCAAGAGTTTACATTCCAAGTTCCTATGCCCCATGAATCAGTGGTAGGAGTGTTTGCTTGTCCACCCATTCCGGAGTGATTTACACAATAATAATATAAAGTTGGTGCAGAGGCTGCTACTGTAATTTGTGTGTAAGTGGAAGAACCGCCTTCGTCACCTGGAGTTCCACTAGTGGTTACACCGGTTGTATATTCAGAACCACCTCCATGTGTTCCGTCGGATGTTGTAGAAAATCTTAAAGGATGAAGATTGTTTGAATTATCAGATTGATTAAAACGATAAGTATTACCTTCAATTAATTCGACTGTGGCTTGCTGTACACCATCAATAAAATATTTATTACCGGAGCCAGTGGAGACTACCGTTACTGTAAAGGTTTGAGTAACGGACATCCGTTAACCCTCCTTACGCTATTCTGATGATCGCGTTTGATGCGTCTGCTGTTGGAAACTGAATTGTAAACGTTCCGCTTGTTACAGTTTTGTCAGAACCAAAATCGATTGCACAAACTGCTGGATCACCTGATGCTGAGTCGTTGAAAATTAAACATCCTCTTGCTGTGAAAGAAGCAGATGTAAAACTTGTGTCAGCGAAATCACATACAGCTGTTGATCCAGATAAAGCAGGATCTACACTCGTAAGTGCGTTTCCTTTTGCAGTGTAGCCTGAACCAGAAACTTCTTCTGAAGTTGTGTATGCAGTTGTGCTAGCACCTAAAGAAGCAGAACTTGTGTACAATGCTAAGTTAAATGTGTTTCCACCTGAAGCAGAAAAGTTGTGAGTGCCTGTTAAGATTTCAGTTTTGAAACTATTACAGATTGCTGATGTTATTGCCATAATTTAACTCCTAATTTTTACGGGTTTGTTGACGGAATTGTTAATCTAACAGTGCCATCTGTGTAGTCATCTCTTCTTCTTCTGCCGATCTGCTCTACACCAAACTTGTCTACCTCTTGTTTATACTTATTTTCATATAGTGTCAACATATCTTGTGGGCCTTTTAAAAAAGCATATGTCTCTGCCAGACAGCAGTATAATAGCCCATTAGGGAAGTTTAGACTGATATAGTTAGTCTGATTATCAGAAGCTAAAGTAGCTGGCATTTTGTTGAAATGAACCCTAAATTTGTATGTAGTATCAGGTACAGGGGCAAACATTATTCTGCCTGAATTTGTGTCTCCATCTCCTGTAGCGCCTCCAAACATAGCATAATACTTAGGTTGTCCTCTTGCTGAAGACTCTGTCGACGGCACATATTCTTGTAGGTATGTAACATCTTTTTTTTCTAAATACCTGTTAGCGCCTGTTATGGCTGAAGTTGAATCATATACTTGAATACCTCTAATAAATAAACATCCACCTGGAGCATTAATTGTTTCTTGACCTGTAACTAAATTACCAGATTGTTGTTTTCTATCTGCATCAATAGGAACATCACGCATAATTCTGTATTGTGCATTTAAAATAATATTCTCTAACTGATCAGCAG